ATGGAAGAAGTAGAGTTCTACACCAGTCCTGAAGGGCAGGTCTATTACAAGAAAGATGGGCATGATCCGAAGCGTCTCACAAAGTTCTCGGAGGTCGTTGAACCGCTGATAACCATCATCCGCAACAGGTTCCCGGAATGCTATGCAAGGCTGGTCACGCTCTATAAGGAGCATGCCACCCAGATGGTTGACCGATTTGTTCGCTGCAATTTTGGCGAGCACGATCTGCTCACTAATGACATTGAGCATGACATCCTCAACTTTGAGGAAGTGCGCTGTCCCTTGCGTGGCATCTGTAAGGACGAACATGTTATCTGCAAACCAAAGAGCCTGGTCCATCTCTCCAAAGGAGAGCAGGAAGTGGTGAAGCTCTACTTAAACGGCTGCACGCTTGACAATATATCTCAACAGCTGCACAAGAACCGCAGCACCGTAAAGACGCAGCTGCTACGTGTGCGAGACAAGCTCGGCGTAAAGAACTGCCGGGAAATCATCAGAGTCATGCGGTTGGGAGGCTGCACACTATGAACGATGAATGCCGAAGCTGCTCTCTTGGGCGCAACTGTATCAATGGCAGGTGGTGCGAGAAAGTAAAGAAGTATGTTCAATACGCAAGCACGAAGCTTTGCGAGGCTGAATAAAAAACATTAAAAACCATATAGGATATGACAATCAAGGAAATGGAAGCACAAATCGACCGTCTCGGTCTGGAAAAGTTGGAAGTAAGACTCTTCAAAGGCAGAGATGTGGATATATTTATCTGCGCCATCAAGAATGACGAGGGTACAGAATTGGAGGAAGACGGCCTGCATCGAGGCAACATCATCGTGTTCGATGGCAACGGACGGTGCTGGGAGACGGGCCCGTATGCACTATGGGGTAAAGGTGATGACTATGATGTGACATGGGGCATTAACGAGTATGGTCAGAATGTGCCTGTTGGCATAAACAAGTATGCGTTGGAGCGAATGCCCCAGCGCGACCTCGACCCGATTAGGGATTAAGTATTTGCCGTCAGGGCGGCGGCATACTATATTTGCAGCGTTAAACGATAAGATTATGATAAAAGCTGAAGACATACTGAATGCCACCCACGGAGGGCTCGACATTATCATCGACTGCTATCCACAGGCCAAGGGATGCGTGAACACGAAGAAGCACTTCGCCATCCGTGATGAGTGCACGCCGTCGGCCTCGCTTCGTGAGTACGACTCGAAGAGCTACGGCAAGATCTGGCAGGTGACAGACTTTGGCGGGGACGGCAAGGGCGAGAACGGCATCAGTGTTTATATGCACTACAAGGGCATGCGGCAGAGCCAGTTCAACGAGGCGCTGCTGCAGCTTGCCGCCAAATACGGCGTGAAGGACGAACTGAACCGCACCGTCAATAAGCCTGACATCCGCCAGCGTGATGCCAGGCAGGACGAGCCGGACGGCAGCCGTCCCTTTGAGTTGAATGAGAAATTCACGGCGGATGAGCTTCTGGTCCTTGGCCCAAAGGTGAAGCAAGCCGATGTCGATGCGCTGCACTGGCATTCGGTGAAATGGATTGCCAACGTCAAGAACCGGCGCGTGACGGTGAAATACTCAACGCCCCACTATCCCATCTTCATGCGCGAGTGCCTGATACACGAGGCCAATGGTGAGGATACGGAGAATAAGTTCTATAAGGTGTATGAGCCGCTGAACGTCGAGAAAGGGTTCCGCTTCTCATACACCCCTGCGGGGAAGAAACCCCAACGCTACATCAACGGCCTGTCTGAACTGAAGGCTGCCTACCACAAGATGAACTCCGAGGAGGAAAAGGAATGGCAGCGCACCCACGACGATGACAAGCCCTATAAGGAGAAGAAACTGCCGGAAGCGTTCATCTGCTCCGGCGAGCGCGACTCGCTCTGCTGCCAGTCGATGGGCTATCATCCACTTTGGTTCAACTCAGAGACCTACAGCCTGTCAGCAGAGGAGTACCGCGAGATTATGAAATACGTCGAGGTGCTGTATAACATCCCCGATATCGATGAGACAGGCCGGCGCAAGGGTACCGAGCTGGCCCTTACCTATATTGACATACACACCGTATGGCTGCCCGACTGGCTGGCCAGTTACAAGGACAACCGCGGACATGGCCGCAAGGACCTGCGCGACTGGATGGCGCTGCGCTCGGAGAAGAAAGACTTCAAGAACCTCATGGCCAACGCACTGCCCGCAAGGTTCTGGGTGGAATGGCTCACCAAGGACGGGAAGAAGAAATATGAGATAGACACCGCGTGTCTCTACAATTTCCTTGCCTTGAATGGCTTCCATGCGCTGAAGGACGACAACAGCGACAATCCGGAATATATCTACATCGACGGCAATGTGGTGAAGAAAATCAAGGTGGGCGAAATAAGACAGTTTGTCATAAAGTGGGTGCTCGACCATCATAAGGGCCGCGACATCCTCAACCTGGTGCTCAACTCGCCCCGTCTGTCCGGGGCTGCCCTGGAGAGCCTCGGCGAGGTGACGCTTGACTTCACCGACTTCACCTCACAGAGCCAGCTCTTCTTCTTTGCCAACGCCACTGTCGATGTACACAAGCCTGTGCCCGGCGACGACGGCATAAGGGCCTATGAGCATGGGCAGGGCGGCATCAACAACTACGTGTGGAAGGAGAATGTCATCGACCACCGCTTCAAGAAACTCGACCCGATGTTCGAGATAAAGAAGGTACAGGCCGAGGACGGCCATGAATACCTTGACATCGACATCCACAATGTCAACAGCCATTTCTTCGGCTATCTAATCAATACCAGCCGTCTCTTCTGGCGCAAGGAGACGGAATACAACTTCGAGGACGATCCGGAGGGCGCGAAGGCATACCTCGAAAAACATCCTTTCGACATACAGGGCGAGGGGCTTACTGCCGATGAGATACGTGAGCAAAAGCAAAACCTCATCAACAAGATATTCGTCATGGGGTATATGCTCCACCGCTACAAGAGCGTGACGCGTGCCTGGGCACCGCAGGCCATGGACAACAAGATTGGCGAGGACGGCCAGTGCAACGGCCGGTCGGGCAAGAGTTTCTTCTTCAAGACCATTCAGAAAATGCGCAAGACAGTCTCCCTCTCCGGTCGAAAGCGCAACCTCATGGACGACCCTCACGTGCTGGAGCAGGTGACGCAGTTCACCGACATGGTGCTCGTCGACGACTGCGACCGTTATATGGATCTCGGCCAGTTCTATGACAGCATCACGTCCGACCTGACCGTCAACCCGAAGAACAACCACGTGTTCACCATCCCCTTTGACGAGAGCCCGAAGTTTGCCTTCACCACGAATTATGTGCCTTGCAACTTCGACCCGTCGAGCCAGGCACGCGCCCTTTACATGGTCTTCTCAGACTGGTACCACGAGCGGACGGAGGAGAACGACTATTTGGAGACCCATTCCATCCGCGACGACTTTCATAAGACACTCTACGAGCACGACTACACCGAGGAGGAATGGAACAACGACATCAACTTCTGGCTGCAGTGTACCCGCTTTTACCTGAGCATTGCCGACACCGGCTACAAGCCACAGCCACCGATGGAAAACATCATCCAGCGCAAGTACAAGGCCGATATGGGCGCCAACTTCGAGGACTGGGCCGACGGCTACTTCTCGCCTGAGGGCGACAACCTCGACAGAATGCTGGAACGCGACAATGTGCTCAATGACTACATGCGCTTTGCCAATGTCAACCGCATCACCATGCAGAGCTTCAACAAGAAGCTCAAGGCGTTCTGCGCCACCCGCTCCTGGATCGACAGTCTGAATCCCAAGGAACTGCAGAACGCCTCGGGGCGTATCCAGTCGCGTGTGACCGGACCGGACGGCACCAGCAAGATCAAGGACATGATCTATGTGAAGAGCAAGCCGGAGGAAATACAGGAGGTGCAGACGGAATCAAAGTAGGAGCCGAAACAACAGGATCTCTTCGACAAACCCAATGGACAAACCGGAGACGATTGCCCATTCTAATTGCTTTTTAATCTTATCGCTTGCCAGGGCGGCGTTGCTGAGTGATTCAGCAGCCCGCCTTTTTTCGTGTCTTACACTTCTAATAGGCCATAGTAAGATTTGTTTACATCTTGCCACAGCCGGACCACGATGGGGCTTCTTGTTTCCCCAACCCCCTTCTAATTTCCTTCCAAAATTTTGTGACTTTGTAACAGAGAGTTTGAAAAAGAAGAAAAAGACTATAAATCAGAGATTTGCGCTGTCACAAAGTTGTCACAAAGTTGCGTTGCAAACTGTCACAAAAAAAATCGGGTTTGTGACAAGGCCTCTTCCGAGGGGTGTGTGAGGCCTTTGTTGCACTTTTGATTTTGGCCAAAATTTTCTGCAACAGACTATTGTGACAACAAAAACCATTGATATTCATGTGGTTACAAATCTTGTCACAAATGAAACGTTGTCACAAAATTATTTCACGAAATCAGCGGAAGCCAGAGTTAGCGGAGAGAGAAGAAGGGGACGCAGACTTGCAATCTGTGATATTATGTTTACATTATAAGGAAATTACGACCTCTTTTCAGTCTAATATTTGAAAATACGCCATTAATTTCTTACCTTTGTAAGAAAATTATAAAAACTAAGACTATGGGCAAATTCGTCTTCTACCTAAAGGTCAAGCCGTTCATCAAGCAATGGCTGACTCATCACTACGGCAATCCGGTCACCTTTCCTTCTCGCAGTGCAGAGAACGCCTGCATCCGCCGCTTCGTCGGGCTGCGTCCCAAGGACTGGCTGCCTCAGAAGCCGGAGGAAGACACGGTGCCCGTCGCCATACCCTTCGACAAAAAGAAGAACTGGCTTTACTGTAATTATATGTCAAAGTCGGCCTGTCGTGCCCTGGATGAAATCATCGAGGACACGTTCAAGATGCAGTTCTGGAACGAGATGAACGAGATGACGCGTTGCGGATGCACGCTGCTCAACTGCGTCAGATCATGGTGTGAGAACAACGGCATATCGACCGACTATGACTATACGCTGAAGATGCGCTACCAGCGCATGCGAGACGCCCATCTTAAGCACGGCGTGGATCTTCGGAAGAGGGTAAAGGGAAAGAACAAGGAAATCTGAGTTTTTTTCAAAAAAATCGCGTCTACTATAATCCCCGATTTGTTCGCCACCGTGCGATTGCCAAACTAAACATAAACAAGATATGAACACGCTGAAAATTATCCGCAAGGTTGAACGAGCATTGTGCTCGGATCTCAACGGGATGCAAAGAACCTCGTTCGACACTGTTAAACTTCCTGAAGGTATTCAATGGGAGGAAATTGCCGTCAGACCATATCCAACATTATCAATTGCTGAAAAAGTGGATGATAAGGTGTTAATGAGAACGGCTACGGTTAAATTCTATGCCTGTCAGGATCTCGGACTTAGAAAAAACTATGTTTACCGTCTGACCCTCATTGGCGGCAGGCAATTGCTTGTTGGATCAAATAAAAGACCGTTTCCTATTATGACAACTGCCGAGTCAATGCCAGATAAACCGACAGACAATTCTTGGACTGAGGCCTCAATTACCTACACTACGCCATTGTCTATACCGCAAATAGGCTAATGCAAAGTGTTTTTACTCACATCTTTTATATATTAACTTTGCGGAAAAAGAACAGATAATGGAATATCAGATAACGATAACGGGCACTATAGGCTGTTGGTGGAACTCTGCTTCCTTCGACTATGTGCAATATGTCCTTAACCAGAACAAGGGCAAGGAGGTGCATGTCGGCTTCAGCTCCTATGGCGGCTATGTCAAGGACGGATTGGAACTCTACCAGGCGTTCAAAAATCATGGCAATGTCCACGCTCATGCCTTTGGCATGAACGCTTCCATTTCTACCATTGCCATGCTGGGCTGCAAGACAATCGACATCGTAAAAGGTTCATTCTTCCTTATTCACAATACGAGCACGATGATTGACACATACTCGCAGAAGAATAAGGATGACCTTGATGCCTACATCAAGAACCTCACGAAGCAGAAAGATGACCTTGCCACCTTTGATGACGTCCTGGCACAGATGTACGCTGACAAGACAGGCAAGACGAAAGAAGAGTGCGCAGCTCAGATGAACAAAGGTAACTGGATGTCGGCTCAGGAAGCCGTTGACTTCGGTCTTGTGGATTCCATATACGAAGACGACAAGGACGAAAAGGCGACGGTTGAGATCACCAACCTTTTCATGAATAACTATAAAAACAACAAGGAGGCAGGCATACCGCCATTGCCGAAGCCACAACAGCCAATAGCTGCAGTGGCTGACAGCGAAGGCAATCCAACTCCGACCTTCCTGCAGAAGACGTTGCAGGGAATCAAGAACCTGCTCCATAAATCTAACGTCGAGGATAACCAACAACAGATGAGTAAAACTAAAGAAAATGCGGCACTGCTTGCCGCTCTTGCCGTTGACTCTCTGCCTACCGATGACAAAGGGCAGTACATCCTGACTGCTGAGCAAACCGAGAAGCTCAATGAGATGCTCGGCAAGCCAAAAGATGAGCATAAGGATGACAGCCCCGCTCCTCAGGCTCCTAAAGACCAGCCCAAGGATGAAGCGTCAGAACTGAAGGCCGAGCTGCAAAAGGCAAAGAATGACCTCGCCGCAAAGGACGAGCAGATTAAGAACCTCCAAAAGAACCCTTCGCCGGAGGACAAAACAAACGACAATCCTGCAGATGAACATCCGCAGGTAACAGCGTTTGACATCGCAAAAGCAATTAAAGACATTTGATTATGGCAGACACAACAGGATTGAAAGTAGGCACTATTACTTTTACGCCGGAACAGCTTACCAAGACATACCAGACCTACAGGCAAGAGCTCATTGTGCAGCCCATGCTGGCAATGGAAGACTTGCTGCAGCACTGCTCGGTGCGTACCGGCATCCGCTACCGTGAGACGGTGACGGAAATGAGCGGAAATTTTGAGATTGGCAACTACAAGAAAGACAAGCAGCATGAGGCCGACGTGAATTTTGATGGCCGCGTGCTGGAGACTTTCTTCGGCAACTGCATCGAGACCATTGACCCTAACGCCATCTACCAGACCATTTGGGGCAGTGACATCACCAAGGGCGACGGTCTGAAGAATGTGCCCATCGTGGTCCAGGTTTGCGCTTACATCCTTAAGAAGCTGGGCGAGCGCTTGTACATGAACGCGTTCACGGCCAAACACGATGGTACTGTCTTCGATAAGACCGCTGCTTTCTTCAATGGCTTCAAGACCATCATCGACAATGATATTGCCGGAACCAACGAGAATAAGAAGGTGTATATCTCTGAGGCACTTGGCAACCTGTTCTCTTTTACGAACTCGATAACCAAGGATAACGCAGAAGATGCGCTGAAAGACTTCTACTGGGGGCCCAAAATTAATAAGACGCTGCGCAAGCAGCCCGCTCTCAAGATGTTTATCAGTGATATGACCTATCACTACTACACAGAGGCCTATCAGACGCGACACGGAGCGCTGCCCTACAACCAGAACTACGACAAGCGCACTTTGGAGGGTGCTCCCAATGTGGAACTGGTGGCATTGCCATGTGTGCCGGATGACTTCATGCTGGTGACTCCGAAGAGCAACATCCTGCTGCTCTACAACCAGAAGACGGCCGATGAGAACTACATTGTGGAAAAGTCTCTTAAGAACCACTACGATATGGACTTCATCGCCAACATGTTCTTCGGCACTCAGTTCGAGAGTGTGTCGCCTGAGGTCTTCGCCGTGGCAAAGAAGAAGGCAACTGTCTAAAACATAACGATGACCGCCGCTCATGGGCGACGGTCATCACATCGTTTAACGAATTAAGAACTTAAAGATATGGCAAAATGCACAAAGAACGCCTCAATATATGAGGACTTGGAGAAATGTCCGGGACAGAAGAAGTTGCCTGGCATTCGTGACCATGTGTACGCAACATCGAAGCGAGACATTCTTGCATATCCATCTGTCCCAGATAGTCCGAAGTCTCTCGCAGAGGCAGTACAGACAACGGGAAACTTCACACTCGCAGCCGACAAATACTTCTATAAGATAGGCATTGTTAAGGATAACGGCAAGATCGAGGTGGAGAATCAGGGTACCGACGGATGCAAGACATTCCTCAATAAGTCCACATTCGCCATCCCAGGCACAGAGGAAGAGGCTTCAGGCTTTATCGACCAGGCCAACAACGACGAACTTATCCTCCTCGTTCCTCAGCGTAATGGCAAGTATCGCATGATCGGCTCGGAGGATTTTTCACCTGAGTTGTCGCTTAAGCAGGACACGGGGGCAACGGCAACCGATTCCAACACGACTACGGTAGAAGCATCTGCCACCGACCTCCACCCGGCACCGTTCTATACGGGTAAGATTCACACCGCAGATGGAGATATCGATGGCGCGACTGGTAAGCTCGTTACAACCACCAAGCCAAGCGGAACGACAGCAAGCAGCTAAGGTGAGAAGATTGATTCAGGATAACAAAGACATTTCTTCTCAAATATATATAGATGCGGGGGCGGTCCTCACGTGTGATCGTGAGACCGCCCCCATTTTAGTAACGTTGAAATATTTCTAAATCATGCCAATCGATAACTCAATTACACAGAGGCTTAATGATTTTTTGGATATGTCCGAAAGAACTAACGAGGACATTATCAGTGGTGCCACACTGCTCTTGCAGCTCAACCGGAACCGCCAGCTCTTTCAGACGGTGTTGACCAATCCAAAGCGTTTCGAGTCCACTGTCGTGTACGAGCTGAAGAAGTTCGTACCAATCCGACAGCGTGGACAAACGCTCGAAGACGTACAACGCCAGACGAAAGAACTGCTTGGTGAACTGCAGGCAGCCGTAGGATCTGAGCCAGAAGACAATGAGGATAAAGCTGATAAAGAGCAGGACCTGCCTCTGCATAAAGGTAAGCGTGCTGACCACGACCAGCTGCCGGACAGCATCAAGGCTATCTGGGAACAGAACGCTGAGCGGTGGAAGAAAATCAAGGCTTTGTATTATACCTGTCAGGATATTAAGGAACCGTGCGACCGTGCGGAGTCGCTCAACGCCCTCAAAGAGACGTGGTATAAGTACAAGTCGGAGTTCGCCAGATACGATGATTACGTCATCGAGAATAGCGATGAAACCGCACAAAAAGAGACCACGCCTGTTGACTACGCCAAAGCCATTACCAACGCTCGCAGCTATCTGAGCAAGGCTGTCAAGGATGATAAGCTTCTTAATAAAAGAAAGGCAGCTCTCGCCGACGATGCAGACGAGAAAACCATCCAGGACTACAACACTTCTCTCCAGAGCGCGCAGGAACGCGTGCAGCTACTGCTCGACAATGGTGAGATTATCGGTGACGACCTCCGTCAGAAACTTACGGATGCCGGTGTCGTTTTCCCTGAGGAAAAACCATCTGAGACAGTTGAACCGTCAGAAAATGCCGATTCCACCGATGATAAGGGTATAGACAATGAGCAGGGGCAGGAGAATTGATGACATATTGCAGCCGCTCACGCGCCAGTCGTACCAGTACTTCCTCGGTAACGGACTTCACACGCTCGGCCTGCTCGGATGGATCCTGTCGCAGACCGGACGTGCTGATGTCTGGGTCAGCACTTTCTCTACATCGGATGCTTTCTGCTCAGGCTTCCTCAATCTGAGGAAGAAAGGACTTATTGAAAAAGCATCACTTGTAGCTGACCTAAAAGCTTCGAGAAAGACAATGCAGCTGGCCAAGCTGATGAGCAGCTGCTTCGATAATGTCTATCTTGCGCAGAACCACTCGAAGATAGTACTGGTACAAAATGAACGTTGGACGGTATCTGTCATATCATCGCAGAACCAGACTTATGGCGACCGTGCTGAGTGTACCATGGTTACTACATCACAGCAGGCTTTCCTGGATCTCTATACGGGACTTGACAAAATCATTAAGAAATCAGTTGACCTCAATGGATTATTCGAAAGAGTTGCTTCAAAAGATAGAGGAAGAGGCGAGGCGCATGATGACTCCGGCGGAGATTTCCGCCCTTTTGGGTATTGATGAGACGGAACTGACCGATGATATCAATACGCTCGGCCATCCTGCGCGGAGTGCCTTTTTCCATGGTGTGGCCATAACAGCAAGGGAAATTCGCGAGGACATCCGGGACGCAGCGCGTGCCGGCTCGCCATTCTCGGTATCAGAATGCCTCAGTATGATAGAAAGACAACTCTCCTCAGTGACAATGATATAAATATGAGCTTACCTGTCAACATAGATGAATACTCGCGTCTGGTCGTCCTCGATGATGACGAACTTCAGGCGCAGAATGTGGCCGTTTCCGTCCGGGAACGGCTGCAGCGGCTTCGTGGCATCTACGCCTACTGGTTGCAGTTCCCGTCGAAGTTCGATAAGGAGATTGTGGATTACGACATGAAGAAGTTCAAGGTCGGCAGGGCTCAGGCCTACGATGACCTGCATCTTACCCAGATACTCATGGGCAACTTGCAACAGGCATCCAAGGAGTTCATGCGTTGGAAAATCAACCGCGACCTTGAAGAAGACCTTCGGCTGGCCAGGCAGCGAGGCGATCTGCGCGCCGCGGCCTCGATAGAGAAGAACCGCATCATGAACAACCGAACTGACAAGGACGATGAGCCGGAACTGGAGTTTGACAAGATTGTGCCGCAACAGTTCGAGATGACCGATGATCCGACGGTCATCGGCATACAAAAGGTTCCCTGTCTGCGCGACCGCATCCGGAAGTTGGAGAAGAAATACGGCGACACGAAGATAGAGGATGCAGACTATGAGGAGATAAAGGAAGAGCACGATGGAAACGGAACAGGTTCATAAGGAATATTTCAACGACCCGCAGCTCTACTCCCTTGCCATGAACACGCGCGACGAAGTGATTGTCGCCGGGCGTGGTATGGGTAAGGGAGCCATACAGGCGGGCCGTCTGATGACGAATTTCCAGGGCATGCCGGGGTCGATGGGCGGCTTCGTCTCGCCGTCAGTCAAGCGGTGCCTGACCAACATCCTGCCCTCGATGCTCATACACTTGGAGCGATGGGGATTCAAGCGCGACCTCCACTATGTCGTCGGCAAACGCCCTTGGAAGGCCTTGCACTGGAAATCGCCCATCTTCACACCGGCCAACTGGGAGAATACCATCTCGTTCTATAACGGCTCGGTGTGTAACATCATCAGTCAGGACCGTGCCGGCACCAGCAACTCGATGTCGCTCGACTACATCATCATCGACGAGGCGAAGTTCATCAACTTTGAGCAGCTCAAGGATGAGACCTTTCAGGCCAACAGAGGCAACGAGCAGTACTTCCACAACTTCCCGCTGCACCACGGCATGACCATCACCTCTGATATGCCGGTGACGAAGAAAGGCAGCTGGTTCCTCTCCTACAAGGATGACATGGATAAGGAACTTGTGGAAGCCATCGAGGGACTGGTCTATGCCAAGTGGCGGGCCAAGCGCCAGCAGAAGGCGATGCCCTCGCAGGCGGATGCCATTCAGCAAAAGATAGACCGCATCGACGCGAAGCTGAGCTTCCTGCGGTCAAAGTGCCTTCTCTATAAGGAGTACACCAGTATCCAGAACCTCGCCCTCTTGGGTGAGGAGTTTATCCGCCGTGCCAAGCGCGACCTGCCGCCGCTGACCTTCGCCACGTCCATCATGTGCAAGCGCATCGAGATAAGTACGGACGGCTTCTACGGCGGCATGAGAGAGGATGTCAACCTCTACACCGCGCCAAATGAGACTGTGCTTAATCTCGAGGCGCTCAATGACGGTGCCATCCCCAACGACTGCCGCCAGGACAGCGACCTCGATGCTCAGTTGCCGCTCATCATCGCCTTTGATGCCAACGCGAACATCAACTGGCTGGTCTGTGGCCAGGTGGGCAAGGATGGCAAGCTCCGTGTCCTGAAGTCCTTCTTCGTGAAGTACGAGCGGAAGATTCCGGAACTGCTTGATGATTTCAACGACTATTACCGCTATCACCGTCGCCGGAAGGTTGTCTTCTATTATGATGCCACCTTCGTGGGCAACAGCTATGGTACGCACTCCGAGGCCTTCTATCGCATGATCATCACGGGGCTGCGTCGCAAGGGGTGGAACGTGAAGTCCAAGTATATCGGTAAGCCGATGAACCACATCTTGAAGAATGACCTTATCAACCGCATGTTCCGCGGCCGTGCCCGCCACTTGGTGCTCATCAACAGGGACAACAATCCTGATTTGCTCATCTCCATCACCTCGGCCGGTGTCAAGAACGGCCAGAAGGATAAGAGCGGTGAGAAACTTGCGGAGACCGAAGAGGACAAGCTGGAGAGCCGTACCGACGGCTCCGACGCGTTTGACACGCTGTGCATCGGGGTAGAGCGGTTCCCAGTCATGCAGTATCGCAGTGTGTCCACCAATGGATATTCGAAATAGCAACCACTTTCTTTTGCCATTATATAATGTAAGGGGCGTTCCTGATTATAGGAGCGTCCTTTTTCTTGTTTTTGTCGCTGCGGCATCTTCACGAGGCTTGATAGTCTTAGGTAGGATGCGACCGCATACTGACTCGTATGTATTCTGTGAACCTCATAGTTGTCATTTATCGGTAGTCTTGTTGTCCATAGCTGTTACCGTGATATACTTGAATGGCATCATAGTTTGTGCCATCGCATAGCTGCTGCCGTGGCCTCTGCTCTATTATTCGATTGCCGTTTCTCGATGAGTAGTCTCTTAACCGTCCTGCCGTAAACTTCTGCCTTGATGTTCTGATTATTTTGTAAGCTCATACGGATGCGCTTCAACCATTTGTCTGGTGGGTGCTACCGAAAGTTGTGGCATGTTGTCATGATGAAATTTTCCGGGCATTGTCGGACTTTGAATTTTTCCTTTGCAAAGTTAGCGCAACCCCGGCCTCTGCAAGTTCAAGCCTACGGTTGTCTCGTAAAGTTTTTCAGAAAGTTGGGGCAGGTTTGCCTTATCCAACTTTCCAAGTCTGAAGATGAAAAATTTTACGGCCAAAACTGGCATCTAAGGCCTTTCCGATTGCTGCTCCTTTTATGCACGTAAAAATTAATAAAAGTCCAACAATTAAAAATTTCAACATCATGACAACATCAACTTTCACACAGCAGCACCTCACCGCCAATGGTTTCACGAAGCGCAACCGCAAGAGCCATCTCTTCTCTCAGAACCTCTATCAGGTAGAAGTCAACGGCGAGGACGGAGACTACATCACATTCGAGGTAACGGCTGACTCTTGCGCAGAGGCCACGGAAGCAGCTGAGCGCATGGCAATGGATGTGATGGTTGACATTCAGTATATCACGGTAACAGCTTTGGATTAATCAACAAGAACGTTTCACAATTTAAATTATACAACTATGAAGTTCACAGAACACAACGAGATCGTAATGGAGAAGTTCGCATCAATGATTATCGAGCGCATCGAAAAGATGCAGGCAAGCGACTGGAAACAGGGCTGGATCGGCCGCACTATCGGGGGAAGCCCCGTAAACATCGAGGGCAACAGATATCAGGGTTGCAACGTTTTCTGGTTGATGATGGACTGCGCACTGAACAACTGGGAGCATCCTATCTACTGTACCCTCAAGCAGGCCAACCGCCTCGGTGCCCATGTCAACAAAGGCTCTAAGTCCATGCCTGTCATCTTCTGGGATTATTCCATCACCACTCCTGCCGGCAAGCGTATCTCTCTTGACACCTACCATAAGATGAGTAAGGATGAGCAGGAGAAGTGTACGAAGTTCCCTTTCCTGAAGAGCTACAGTGTCTTCAATGTGGCACAGACCAACTTAGAGGAGAAACAGCCTGATAAGGTCAATGCCCTGAAGGAGGGCTTCGGCTGTGAGATTGCTAAGGACTCACAGGGTATGTATGCCAACGCAGCCCTTGACAGAATGATAGAGAAACAGTCCTGGGTGTGCCCGATACAGGCCACGAAGGATGCCGACGGTGCGTTCTACTCTCCGACGCGTGATATGATAATCGTCCCTCGTAAGGAGCAGTTCAAGCGCGGGGCTTCCGCCGAAGAGATATACAAGGACGGACAGGAGTTCTACTCATCCATGCTCCACGAGATGATACACTCCACTGGCACAGCCAGCCGTCTCAATCGCGAGAAAGGAAAGAGGTTCGGCGATACGCTCTACGCCAAAGAGGAATTGGTCGCTGAGCTTGGTGCGGCACGTGTTGGGCAGGTGCTTGGGTTCGATAAGCGTATCATCAACAACAACGCGGCTTATTGTAAAGGTTGGGTCAATGCCTTGCGTGAGCAGCCTAAGTATGTGCTCTCGCTCATGACCGACGTGGAGAAGGCCAGCAGGATGATACTGGACAAGCTCGCCTGATGCTTGGTACAACGGGTAACTCATCCCTGAGGCTTCCGGGCTTCGGGGATTTTGTTTGTGTACTTCGAGAAGGCACGTACCCCCAGTGCTACAGTCTGCCTTCAGCTTACGCTACGTGGACCGCATGGCTGGTTCACTGCGCGACGCACCAGGCATACAGTAGCACTGGCGTGAGAGGATGGGACAGTGGCAGCACATGCCATGCGCTGGGCATCGTCACACCCATGTGCCGCTGTCGCTTATGGCAAGTGCTGCTCTTTGCGTTCAGTTGCCACGCAGGCTAACCCACCACCATACAGTGTGCCGGTGGCAGGCCAATGGCACACCGTATGGCAGTGGAGATAGGTTAGGACATTCATTGGTAGCGCTGAACCGATGATGCTCATCCGTCCGGCGCATACCGCGGATGGCAATTGCCATACCTCTTGCAGCGACAAAAGAGTTAATTGCCGACGTTGCAGAGTTGAAAGGTCTTACATATTCCGCTATATCAAAGGGAGGCAATTGCCAAGGCGGCTTAGGGCGGTGGGGGTTGCTAAGGCAGGCTTCGGCGGCTTTCGCCGCTCGCAAACCGCCAAATCGTTGATATTTGGCGGTTTGCGTTTTGAGATAGTGGAATATTCGCGCAAAATCACCAAAATTGCTGTCTGAAAACGGTAACTTGGGACCCCTTTTGCGCGAATAACGCCCACTTGTCAAGGTGTTGACATCATTTTAGTGGGCAGAGCGGTCAAAGAAGCGTTCTCCCTTTGCCAGGGAAACGTGCGTTTTTTTTGATTCTCTGAATTCTTAACACGTAACTAAACCTTTTCATATTGCCGGCAGGTGTCTGACATGGTATTTTCCAAAGCTGGTGATACTTCTTATCTTTGTGACAAAATTAAGATTTGCAACATGAGTATAACGGTATCACAAGGACTTTCTGGTAAGTATTTCTCCGCCACCGTACCTGACCTGATTTTCGAAATCGGCGGAACGGATGCCGTCGTCGTGTTAAGGCTCGACGGGGATGAAGTATACTCTGAGAGACTGTTCCCCGTGGGCGGCAGTATCTCCATACGCGACGTTGGAGATATGGTGCGTCCGTACGCTAAGGCGCGTCTTGTGACAGAGATGACAGTTAATATCACCGAGCGGGACACGGACGAAAACAATCTCAGCTCTACCTCATTGTCATGTACCATCGTCTATTGCGAAGCAGACATCGACATGGCTGCTGAGAAGTGGTGCGAGACCCATTTTTTGACCATTTTGATGGGAGCACGCGTCACTTCTCTCGGCCGTCTCGAATACCTGCATTATATCGGCACGGATTCCGCTACCGTCACCGCATATTATTCGGATGGCAGCACCGGGTCGTTCGCAGCCACCGTTATCGGAGGCAATACAAAGTACACAACCATCGACTGCTCCCCAGCACGCTACACAGCCCAGGGTAAGACGCTCACGTCGTATGTTGTCAAGGCTGGCAGTCGCTCGCAGCAGTTTGACATTGACTTCTCCAACCCAGACTGTGCGCCTATCCTCGTATTTAACAACTCGTTCGGATGTGAGGAACTGCTATACTGTATCGGTAAAGAGACGATCTCTGCGGCATATAAGTACGACACCGCATACATAGAGGGTAAGAACACTAACTACAAGGTGACGGAGACGACGAGTTTCAAGGCTGACACAGGCCCGCTTTCGTTTCCCATGGCAGACTGGTGCAGAGAACTGTTCCGTTCCGACTATGTGCGAATAGTGAATGTCTATGGCGGTACGGTGACACCCGGAAAGGAGATGGTTGTCTCCGACCCGAAGGTGGAATATGATAACAATATCGACGAACTGCCACGCATCACCTTCACCGTGCAGTATGCCCAGAAAAATCACAACGTCATACAGACGGCACGTGCGGGCAGGATATTCGACAATACGTTTGACTATACTTTCAATTAGTCGGAGATAACAGATAGGAGCTAATACGGATGGCTGACGACACTACAAATAAATTCAAGAAGATGCTTTCATTCTTCGAAGGCATCCGCGATGAGCGCAACACCGCCGCCAATACTGCCTCACGTATCGGCAGGGCATTCATCATGCTGCTTGACTACTGCGCCAACGGCGTGGCGGGGTTGTATCTCTCAAAAACGAAAGATGATGAGACGGAGCATAAGCTCACCATGGGCGCGGCGGAGGTGAAAGGAGCGCTGACGGTGGGCGGCGAGGCTACGGTGGGCGGCGACGCTACCATTAGCGGGAAGGTCGTGACGGATGACATTCACTCGTCGGACTCGGACGGCAGCACGTCGATGACGGGAAAAGGCTGGACGCTGAGGAACGTGAGGGACGAGACGGGCAGCTACTCGGTGCTTGCCGTGGACAACATCGTGGTGAGGAAGAAGTTGGAGGCGGCTGAGCTTGAGATCCATCGGAAGACATACGTGGGGGCACAACAGATCGCCTCTGACTGGGGGCATAAGATTCTGAGGGTGGACCCGGTGAACATGGACTATGAGACGGGCGAGGTGTCTTCCCTGTCGGGACTGACACTCTTCACGCTTCCTGTGACGGTTGACGGCGTGGAGCGTCCTGTGGCGTTCGTGGGCCGGGCTCTGAGCGATACGGAGACACGCGTGGAGCTTCTCGGTGACGACAAGGGTGTGCTGAACCGTGAGCTTGAGACTACGGCGAACGCGTTCAAGGTGTATTTCTGCGAGAGCGATGGTACGGCAAGTATCGAGGATGACCTTGTGGTGGGTGCTATGGGACAATGCCAGGAGTTCAACGTGAAGGAGCGCGTGACGCATAACTTCAAGAATACGTACTACTGGGGCGTGTGCGTGAAGCACGGCGTGGAGGACAACGTGATGATCGGGGGCAAGACGACGAAGTGCGTGTATGGGGTCTTTGCGCATACGACGAAGCTGATCACTCTGACGAGTGAGGTGAGCAAGAAGACGTTCACGTGCTACGGGATGGAGATGGATAAGTGCACGTTTCCGGTGGCCGGTGACGACATGGTGGCGTTCGGGTGCGCTGATCCGTGGCAGGACGCGGACCGGTGCAACGCTATCATCACAGCAAGCAAGGACGGCGAGAAGAGTGCTCCGAGCGTCATAGCCTACAGTGGGATAGGACGGAAGAGAGGCGGAGCCATTATCGGTGAGCTTGCCGCTGACGCAGCTTGCCCCGCCTATGCGATTGGGGAACAATACTCGATACCGAGCGCGAAGGATGACAGCCGGCTGGACTTCCGGGTGAGCAGGAGAGCGGGGAACGTGTTCAAGGGAGATCTGTATTTCAAGGGCAGCGACGGGGGGACGCTCCAGCCGGTGAAGGAGAGCGAGACGACAAGCGTGTGGCAGATAGTGCCCGTGACGGAGAAGGCGGAGATAAGCTACAGCATAGACAAAGACGCTTATAAGAGCTATCAGAACGCTGCCCTGAAGGTCAGCGCACAGGACGGGAGCGCTGCTGCACAGCAGCAGCCTACCGAACCCAGCGACGCAGCGGCCAAGGTGTTCGTGAAGAAGGGAACGGTAAACCTTCAGTATCAGATCGTGCACCAGCAAGGCGATGGCGGACCTAAGGTGTTCTCAAACATGAAGAGCATGCCAAAAGATTACAAGATCGCGGTGACGGAATTTTATTCAAACGACGGCATTAAATATAACTGCCGCAGTAACGGCTCCGATGTCGGTGCCACTAACTTGCACGACCAACTTTTGTTCCAAGACAACTCTGCATCAGACGTGGCTTATGTCCGGGTTATCCTTTATAACGACCAGGACGACATGGTTGATTGTCGTGAGGTGCGTATGAAGCTTAACACGAACGGTGTGTTTGAGGCGAACCGGGACTTCCTGGCTTATATCTACTACGGTACTGACGGTACCGGCGGGGCGCAGTACACCAATCAGCGGTTCTCGTCGATGCGTGAGACTGTCGACACGTTATCCTCCCGCATGGCAACCGCAGAGAATGGGATAACAGACAACAAGACGAGGATAGAAAAGACGGCCGAAAGTCTCGAGGCAGAGATCGGCCAGCGTAAGACATCCGAAGGGGCTATTCAGGAAAAGGTAACGAGACTGAGCGCAACGGCTGCGGGTCTTCAGACCTCTGTGAAGAGCCTGTATACGGAGGGTAACCTGCTCACTGGCGGCGATGTGAAGGGAAGCAGGGCAAAACGTTACCAAGCGTATGAGAGCCCGGTAACAACACATCTCAGGAAAGGAATCACATACACGGTAACGGCCCGGATGTGGATGGAGGCAAAAGAAGGCTATCCTACACAGCCGAAGATGGACGGACACCATATAATGATGTTTGTATACACGAAAGATTGGAACACTGACTCTGTATGGAGTGATTCCTACACCTATACGAAATCGGGAACGGTAGTGGACAGCTTTAGCTTTACTCCAAAGAGCGACATAGATGTGCTTGTGGGTATCTATGAGCAGATTTCAACGGGGGGGCCGGATCCGTTGGAATACGGCGGAGTGTCTGTTGACTGGGTTAGGCTTGATATGGGCGACATGACAGGCAAAAACCAGATTACGAAGTGGACACCATCTGCGGGTGATGTGGAGACCCTGAATCTGATTCCGGATCCTAACTTCGAGGTGGCTTCATGGGAGACGACGGATGGCGCGAGCTCGCGCGGAACACAGGGCGACGTAAACGATGTGAGCTTTATGTCGCGATATATGGACGATTATGACGATTATGGCTTCCGTGGTGTAAGGATGACCCGTTCGGGATATACAGGAAAGGACGCTAATACCTACGGGCTTATATACTGGATTCCTTTCAGAGGCGAGGGTGACTACACGGCACAGGCATTCATCAAGAATCTGGACGGAGTTACTCTCGAAGATGCGGTCTATATAGAGGTCCATCCTGCGGATGTAAACAAAAGCCGAATATGCTACGGCTTTAGCATAGGTATGTTCAAGCAGACGTACGAGACGGGGTATTTCCGTACAAGCGGAACGTATCACTTCGGAAAGACTGCAACGAATGCATCGACTGGTGAGGAACAGGAGATCCAGTGGCTGGAAGTGAGAGTGTTTTTGACGAGGAACGGAGACGTAGTGGTGTCGAGGCTCTGTTTGGCAAAATGCGGGCACGCTGTTCATTGGAACGCTGACGCATTAGGATCTGAAAACGGCAAGATGCTGAGCATGGAGAGCTACGCCTACCAGCGTGCGGACTCCATCGGCGCGGGGATCCGGCAGGGACTAAAGAGTGTGGGATTCAGGATGGACAGCGCCACGTGGAGCGTGAAGACGTGGGGCAACCAATTCGCGTGGTACGCGACTGAGGCGGATGCCAATGCGGGCACCAATGCTAAGATGTGGCTTGACACGAACACGGACACGCTGCACGTGAAAGGGTACGTGGAGGCGACGGGAGGGACGTTTAATGGAACAGTCAAGGCGGGTCTTTTGTATGGCAGGACGAAAAAAGTGCCTTTTTCTCCGTCTATGAGAGAGTATACTATTAACCCTGAGAATGATCCGGCTACCACGTTCTTTGCGGATGAGCCAATGAGTTATAGCGGATATTACTTCAAACTACCGAAAGCTTCTGATTATGACGGATTGGAAGTTAGTATATTTTGTAAGCATGAGTCTCAAGACACGAGAATGTCAGTAGATGCGTATAATGTATACGTAAAATGTTCAGATTCTTCCGATAAACTCTTTGTTAAAGAGAATATAGCCAATGTACTGAGAATTGGCGCTTCAAGTCTGAAAGACACAGCAATGGTTGCAACTGTTGAAGACCGAATGACTGGTTATAAAAACTTCCAAGGTAGTTCAGTTAAGATACAGATTAATAGCTTAGTGAAGTTCAAAAGTATCAATGGAGCTTGGTATGCAATTGAAGGACTTTTTACTGGAGAATAAGATATGAAAGTTATAACAAATACTATCATTCCTCCGAAGGGTTATAAGGCTATCACCATTCTGAATATTATATTTGTTCGGAAAGGCTGCACGATGTCAGCAGTGGACATCAACCACGAAAGCATTCATTGGGCGCAGGAGAAGGAACTCCTGATCGTGGGCTTCTATCTGCTTTATGTGTTAGAATTCTTCTTCCGGCTTTTGCTTCTGCGTGATTGGCACAAGGCTTACCGATCCATATCATTTGAAAGGGAATGCTATGAGAACGAGATGGATATAAACTATACGAGGAACAGGGAACGCTTCAAATGGATAAGCTACCTCAAGGGGTAGGACCTCCAAGGCTGGCTTTTGCCGCTGCAAAGCAGCGGCCTACACAACCGCAAAACGAAAGACGGAAGGAGCAGGAAGACGGAAAGGAGCGGAAAGACGGAAGGAGCGGGAAGACGGAAGGAAACGGAAAAGACAAAAACAGAACAGATAAAAACAAGGATTATGGCAATAGAGAAACTGGATTCGAGCCAGCTGTACGGGTACCCGATCACGGACCTGAGCACGGCGACGGCGGCAGAGGTGGCCGGGGGTATCACGCTTCCGGTGATCGTGAACAACAACGGGGCGCTGGTGTATAAGGTCGTTGCGACAAAGACGTGGAGCGACTATGTGGCCACGACGACGGCTGACGCTATCAGTGCGGCTAACGCTAAGGTGGACGCTGCCACGGCTAAGGTGGACGCTGCGGTGCAGTCGGCGAACACGGCGGCAAGCAACGCTCAGTCGGCGGCTGACAACGCGAACAGTAAGGCGGCCTCGCTTGACGGCGCGGTGACGAAGGCGAACAAACTCAGCGGCGACGTGAGCGCCATGGAGACGCGGGTGAGCGGCGTGGGAACGGTGATCGACAACGCTAACAACGCGGCGACGGCAGCAAACAACGCGGCGACAGCGGCGAACAACGCGGTCAAGAGTGCCGAGGAGGTGGCCGACAACCCGACGTATGTGGGTACGGACAACTATGTGTACCGATACGACCGGACAACGAAGGCTTATGTGAAGACGGAGGTCTATGTCAAGGGCGAGAAAGGTGACACGGGAGCGCAGGGACCCAAGGGCGAGACGGGCGCACAAGGGCCCAAAGGCGAGACGGGTGCGCAAGGACCGAAGGGCGAGACGGGCGGCATTCCGTCGATCAAGGCCGCTGCGGGTGCGCACATAAACACGCCGGGGACGCCTACGGTGACGATCAACGGGGCCACCTTTACCTTTGACTATCTGAAAGGGGAAAAGGGCGAGAAAGGTGACACGGGTGCACAAGGCATCCAAGGGCCCAAGGGTGAGACCGGAGCGCAAGGACCACAAGGTGCTAAAGGAGAAAAAGGAGATACGGGAGCTACCGGAGCGAAGGGTGACAAGGGAGATCCGTGTGAGGTTACCAAGGCAGCAGTGGAAGCCGTGCTGACGGGAAACATCACCTCGCATACGCACGACCAGTATGTGACACTAACGGACTTGAACACGGATTTAAGTGGTTATGTAGACAGAAGCAGCTATAACAACGGCTATAATACCATGCAAGGACTAATTTCAAGTAATAGCTCAAAAATCTCAGCCAATACTTCGAGCATCTCAGACAATACTTCGAGAATAGACAGCTTAGAGAACGCGGTTGGCAGCCTTCCGAAGGTGGTTCAGACGACGGAGAGTGGCTATGCGGCGCTGACAACTAAGGACAGTGACACGCTGTATTGTATTCCGGAATAGAGAAAGGAGGGAGACATGATATACTTAGGCGAGAAGAAAGCGGGGACGGTGTACCTCGGCGATAAGAAACTCAGCAAGATATACCTCGGGGAGAAGCTCGTGTGGGAGGGTTACCCCGAGGGGCATATTATTGGGACTTATTTGGGGATGGGGGCTGCTGGTTCGTTTCCGGTAAATGATAGATCCGGAACAAGGCGTTATGTTTTTTTTGATAGTAAAGGCTCTATAAAGGCAGATCTTGATCTAACACAAAACGGGTTAGGAGGCCAAGTATCTACAGATAGTAATTTGTTCAATGAGAATACAAATTTTGCAACGGTGATTAGCATGAAAATCACCCTCGTGCAGCCTAACGATTATACGAAATTATACAAATTGTTTTACAACTGTAAAGCTACTTATGTGGATGTCAACTCTGTTAAAATCATACTATCAGCTAAAGCCGTAAATGGTAGAATTAGCGCCAATTATTTTTTCTATGGATGTGATGATTTGAAGACTATTAAGGCAGGGCATTTTCCCTGGGGAAAAATAAATTCTCTGTCTAATTGTTTTAGCCATCTTAGTGAACTGGAATTGTTGGATTTGTCGGGCGCGGATTTTAGTAATGTCAATTTTTATTCTTCATTCAGATATTTAGGCATGGTTGGTACCATAGTCAAGGTTATCGGGTGCTCGGAGACGACGCAGAACAAGATCCTTAAAGCCCTGAACACTAACAACAGCGGACAGACGTGGGTGCTGAAGGACGGGGTGATAACAAAGACGGCGTAGGGGTAATCTTAAAGGGAAGGGTGGTCTTTCGCCGCTGCACAGCAGCAGCCTACGGACCCCAGCCGCTGATCCTCGCCCTGAAGGGCGGGACACATGTATTTTCCTGTCGAGTAATATTGATTTATCTTTGCCGTGTAAACATAATAAACAGCAGTTATGACACCGGACACGAAAGAAAAGATACAGTACACCACGGCAGTGATAATGATTGTCTCCGCCGTCGTCCTCGCCTTTATATGTTTCTTTTTGAACCATTACAAGATTGAGGACTCCGTCCTGTGGTACATCGCCCAGGCACTCGTCTATGCCGCCAGCATCTTCGGCATCTCGCTCGCCATCAACACCAAGATGGGGCAGGTGAAGAACGACGTGAAGCAGTATGTGGATAACGAACTAAACAAGCATAGCAATGAGAAAAATTGATCTGATTGTAGTACATTGCACCGCAACGCCCGAGGGACGTGACGTGACCGTGGCCGACATCGACAGGATGCACCGGGCCCGCGGCTGGAAGAAGATAGGCTACCACTACGTGGTGTATCGTGACGGCAGCGTCCATGAGGGGCGTCCCGTGGCCGAGGTGGGCGCTCATGTGTATGGCCATAACACCAACTCCATCGGTGTGGTGTATGTCGGCGGCGTGGCCAAGGACGGCAAGACCGCTAAGGACACGCGCACGCCGGCCCAGCGCAGAGCCCTCGCCGACCTGCTACGGAAGCTCAAGAAGCAGTACCCCGGAGCCCGCATCTGCGGCCATCGCGACCTCTCGCCCGACTTGAACCACGACGGAAAGATAGAACCTGCAGAGTGGGTGAAGGCCTGCCCATGCTTCAACGCGGAGGAAGAGTATGCCAAACTATAGAAGACTACTGCCATGGCTGCTCACAGTGGCCATCGCCATCGTGAGCCTGGTTCTTACCAAGTTGGATGACCATCACCGCAAGCAGGAGGTGGAGGAGCTGAAGGCACAGCTTGCCCACGCCCAGATAGAGCCGCTCATCCAGCGAGACACCATCCGCGACACCGTCACCGTGGCCACCTCTGCGGCTATCCCCGTGGAGCGGAGCACGTACAAGACCGAGATGGCCGACAAGCAGCTCATCAAGGAACTGCGGCTGAAGCTCGGACAGATAGAGGCGCAGCAGCTGAGCGGCACCGACATTCACGATACCGTCAGGTTGGAGGCAAAGGCCAACAGCCGCTATGAGTATGCCGACCGCTGGGCCCGCTTCACGCTGCGCATGAAGCCCCCCGATACGACACTCGTCTATACCGTCAGCGACTCGGTGACGACCCTCGTATATAGAGAATACAAACACAAGTTCCTCTGGTGGCGATGGGGCACGAAAGGCTACAAGGTGAAAGTTGTGAACTTCAACCCCCACGCCACCATTAGGTACAACCAGTATATCAAGGTAGAGTGATATGGCCCAGGAAACGATATTCAATGCCTTCGACTATTTCGAGACGATGGCAAGGCAGAACAGGCTGGCCACGGAGCAGGGCTTCAAGGTAGGCCGCTGCTCCGGCCTCGGCGGTATGCAGGACATGATGAGCGACTTCCGCAAGACAGCCAAGTATATCCTCGTTGACGACACCACCTCGCAGAACACCTACTCCAACGGAGTGGGCTATTTCCGCAAGAGCGTCTATACCGTCTTCATCGTCGCCCCCTATCGCATCGACGATATGGCCGAGCGCGAGCAGCAGCTGAACCTCTGCCGCACTATCTTCCGGCAGATGCACTCCCGGCTCATCCATGACCGCGAGGAGATGACCTACGACGACGCGCTGGAATACATGCAGGTGGAGCGCATCTACAGCAACGAGTTCCCGGAATACCTCATGTCGGGCGTTACGGGACTCTACTTCATGGTAGAGAACGACGAACCAATCGACCTGACTTATGACAGCAGACAATGGACTGAGGGGTAGCCTCACGGATCAGGACCGCGAGCAGTACGAACAGCGGTGGACCGACTTCATGGTGAAGTTCTGGCAGGAGAAGATGATGAAGTTCTCGCCGCCCGTCTATGACACGGGTACGCTCTACCATTCCCTTGTGGGTGTGCTCCATCCGGGCTCCCCTACCACCATTGAGCATCATTTTGCGGAATATGGCATTTATGTGGCCGCCGGTACCGGAAATGGCTACCGCAGGGGCAACAGCGGTAAGGATGATGAGAACGGACTACAGTTCCTGCGTGGCAAGAAATGGAACAAAGGCCGTGGCCACCGCCAGCGGCGCGACTGGTTCATGAGAAAATACCTCTATAGCATCCACCGCCTGAATGACTTCGAAGCTCAGTTCTACGGTGATGCCTACCAAGGCCTCCTCTCCGATGCCCTCGCTGCCATGTTCGGCGACACCACAGCACTGGCCAGACACAACGGTGGCAACAACAATGCTGCCATGTCGTTGGGAAACCTGTAATTAATTTCCTGCTAACGTTGGAAATATCCTATAATTTGCTTACCTTTGCAGCATAAGTCCAAGGACTTACAATACATGCTTCAGAGGTACTTGGCTTTAGGGGCGGCGCGCAGCGCACTTATTATACCGCCGCCCCTATTTCTTTTGCAGCAAAGTGAAGTTCATACAATAAGATTAATTAAACATTCTCAGAAGGCTGGTATCCGTGAGGCTGCCGGCCTTTGCCATTGGTGAAATGTTAAATCTTAACAATAGTAGTAAAATAGTTACTAATTTATTTGTATAATCGTAGTAATATTACTACCTTTGCAGTGTTGAAATTAAACAAGCGTTCTATGAAAGTAGTTAAAGTAAGCAAGATTATTCATGATCTTGAAAAAGCCGGTTGGCGTATGGACCGAATGAGGGGATCGCATCGTGAGTATGTTCATCCCACGAAGAAAGGCACCGTAACGGTCAACGGAAAGAAAAGCGACGATGTTTGCGGATTTCTTCTTAAAAGCATCGAGCGACAATCGGGGATGAAGTTCTGAAGGACGGGGCTACGGCCCCTCCCTTTCCTTCACACTGCGGAAAGACGCTTGTTAAGTTCAACAAGGGTGGCGATGAAACGCCATCCCTTTTCAAACGAAAATATATAATTAGAAATATGGAAAAAGTAATTATGAAAGCAGCCCGCACAGACAATGGCTATTGCTGCTCGTGCGACATCATCCCCGGGTGGGTGGTTGCCTACACGGGCGACATTGACGGGTTTAAGGACTACGTGCAGGAGAGTGTTGACTTCTGGCTGGAGGGACGCAGGGAAAAGGGTGAGGATTATCCCAAGGTGTTTGACGGAGATTACGAACTGGTATATGACTTCGACATCGCAACGCTACTCGACTACTACCGTGGAGTATTCTCTTTCTCGGCCTTGCAGACCATCACGGGCATCAACCAGAAGCAGCTGGCTCACTACGCCAGTGGGGTGTCTTCGCCTCGTCCCAAGCAGGCCGAGAAAATAAAGACGGGCCTTCGGAAGCTCGCCAAAGACATAGAGATGGTTACGGTTTGAATTCAACAGCCGCCGGCTTGAAGTCGGCTACTACAAAAATAGAATACTTGGAGCCTCCTGCGCGTGATGCGTGGGAGGCTTTTTCGATTTATTTCTTCCCAACGTTGGAAAATTAGAAAGGAATGGTTATATTTGCAGCATCAATAATAGCAATTTGAGGTATGACAGACTTAACGAGTGAGAAAGACAGGCTGAAGTTCTTCTTCCCTGATGGCTGCGGGCTGCTGAAGACCCCTACACGAATAGAGAACCAGTATCATGAGAAAGGCATAGTACTCGATGCCGTGTGGGACACCGGCGCCCAGTTCTCGGTGATGTCAGAACGGCTTGCCGACAGCCTTGGCGTGTCGCGCCGTCCTGCCGGACTGATGGACGGCGTTGTCCAGACGATGCCGAGCGAGATGGGCTGTGCCATCGCCTTTCCAGGCAACAATGAGTGGTACACCTATATCCATCCCCGGATAGTGCCGAAGATCTCTGTTGGTGTGGAATTCATCATCGGCCTTGACATCATTAACATGGGCGACTTCTCACTCACGCGCACAAAGGAGGGCACACTGATGGAATTCGTGTTCAACCGCGACTACTTCATCCATACGGGTGATGACACCAACAGCAAGTGGAGGTCCTACCAGACCATCTACAACCTGATAAGGAAATTTGAAGGGAACAAATAAAGTGTCAAAGCATATGGTAAATAAGTATATCCCCGACAATGTGTTCATCTATAATATAGGCAAGGAGCCGTTGAGCATAGTGACACCTTTGAGAGTGTATAACAACCTCACAAAGAGTTCAATGGTGGTCAATGCGCTATGGGACACTGGGGCTTCGCAATCGCTCGTGTCAGAAAGAATTGTCAACGAGCTGGGATTGGAAGAGGCAAGTGAAATGCATTCTGCGACAGCAAATGGAAACATGAGGCGGATGACAACACTCTGCTTCGCTCTGCCCGGAGACAGGGATTATATGGCATACGTGGAAGCCGCAATACTGCCGGATGCCATAGGAGCAGCTGAATTTGTTATCGGCCTTGACATTATCACCATGGGCAATCTATTATTTGAACAGGTGAGTGGAGATACAATTTTGAAGTTTATCTTTGACAGGAATATATTCATCTCCCGGGATGATGACAGCGTGACGATATTGCAAAAGATGGCCATGTTTAAGAAAAAGATTCTCGACCGAAAGAAAAAGAGCTTGGGACTGAGGGATTAAATGAGTTTTACGAACTTCACCACCCCTCCAAATGTTAAAAATGGTGGTGAAAACTCATTTTCTCCACCATTTTCCTTTGCCGTTCCGCTTTTCCAACTTTACCCTTTGTAATCTCAGAAAGAATGGTTAACTTTGCCGACGTAATAGTAGATAATTTCCTTGTCATTGTAGACCTTGTTTATCATATTTGAAACAAAAAATAAGATAAAAATGACAGTTAGGTCTTGCACCTTTAAAACAAACATGCTATATTTGCATTGTAATTATAAGTAAGATTAAAATATTTCGATATGGACATTTCTAAAGAAATAAAACAATTGTGTGCGATGACCAACACTTCATCGTGCAAACAAGACAATACAAGCCTTGAGAAAAGCTATGAGGCTATATCGCGATATGACAAAGATAATTATGAAGTACACTCTTACAGTAGTGTAGACAACATAAAGATTTAGCCATGCCGGGTTGGACAGAGATAATGAACGAGATGCAAAGGCAGGACGATAAGCCCAAATACCTGTTGGAACTTGGCTGATTGAGATAAACAGATTATATTTGTATTATAAAAGGGAAACATTGTATGACAGCAATCGTAGCAGTATTAAACAAGCACGGTGCGGCAATTGCCGCAGACAGTGCGGTGACGATGGGCAACACCCACAAAGTGGTGAATAGTGCGAATAAGATCTTCACACTATCGAAATACCACCCCGTGGCTGTTATGACGTATAGTAATGCTGCTTTTATGGGTGTGCCCTGGGACATCATCATTAAAGAATACAGGAAAGAACTTGGAGAAAAGGCGTTTCCCTTTCTTAAAGATTACGTTGATGACTTCATACGTTTTCTTCATTTCCGCCATTTCTTTTGCGACGACAAGACCCAGCGCTCGTTTTTGAGATTGCAATTGGACTCGTTTGTAAACATTTGCAGAAATGAGATTTTTCGCGAAAAGGAAATGAAGCCTGAAGAACAAACCTCCGATGTATTGGTTGAGAAACTTCAGATTTGCATGGAAAGCAATAAACAGACCCTAAAATGTCCAGAATTCGACGGATATGAATATGACGCCTTCAAAAACATTGCGCTCGCAGAAGTAGAGGATTATGCCAAGCTTAATGGAATGGACTTCCAAGATGTATTATGTGAGTCCTTTTTTTATTATTTGTCGGCAAGTCTGAACAATTCATTAGGCACAGGTTTGGTGTTTGTCGGTTATGGGGAGTCAGATATATACCCTTCTCTGTATCCCATCAGTGTTTTATTTGGAATTGATGATCACTTGCGTTATTTCGTGGATGAAAATAATATTGCCATCATTTCAGAACATGGATCCAGCGCGGTAATATGTCCTTTTGCCCAGGTAGATGTGACGCAAACTATCATCCGTGGCATCAACCCGTCTTTTCAAGACATCATTTATAACGTCATAGAGGAATCCATCAAGTCGTTTTCTAAGGCCATTACCAACAAACTGGACGCAGATCCATCGACTGCTACTGTGTCCTCAGCCATCAAAGGTCTTGATATAAATTCCGTCATCCGTGACATAACATATCAAATCAACAGAGAGATGCGTGATACTTATACAGTTCCTTTATTGAATACGGTTGTATCATTGGACAAAGAAGATATGGCAAATATGGCAGAAAGCTTCATTTCCCTTACTTCTCTTGTAAGGAGAATGCAGCCGGGAGAAGAGACCGTTGGTGGCCCTGTGGATGTTGCCGTAATATCGAAAGGCGACGGATTCGTGTGGATCAACAGGAAGCATTATTTCAGACCAGAGCTGAACGCTCCATTTTTCAACAACTATTTTAAGTAAGGAGGTTTTCTATGGCAGGCATAATGATAAGCAGTTTAAGTCCTAAATCGCAAATTGAAGGGACTTTATTGACCCCAGAACAAGTCGAGGAAATCTCATCCCGCATTTCAAAAAATGTGTTCGAAAAGATTACAAAGCAATTAGACGAGTCACTTGCTTCTTCTTTAGAAAAGAATAAAAACAAATAGCTTCACCTATGTGCAATAAGCAACTCCTCGATAGGAATTGTGGGGCTGAAATGTTAAAAATGGTGGTGAAAACGCATTTTCTCCACCATTTTCCTTTGCCGTTCCGCTTTTTCTCCCTATCTTTGCCATCGGTTATAAGACGATGGTAGTCCATCCCGGAGAGCAGCGGTCATTGCTCGGACATCACGGTCGGGCTTTTTTTATGCCCGGCAAAGACGCGAGTAACTATTCGCAGACAACATATTGGCGGTTGCCATTCCGTAGATTTAGATAAGCCCTTCGGGTGAAGTCATCGTCTTATAACCAGCGGAATCGGCAGCCGCTTTTCTATTCTGCCAAACAAAGGCCCGGCTATCCGGGAAAGGTTATAAGACGATGCATTATGCAACAAGCAACCATCAACTTCACCGCGTCTGAGGTCCGTCGGCCGGTGAGCCTCCGAGAGAGGATGAGAACGACGGGCAGAGTGATCAACCAGTGGCTGGACACCAAGAGCGCGTTCTACAGCCGTATCACCGAGTTCGAGGTGACACGAAGAGTGGCCATCCGCATCGGCGTTGTTTTTCCGTTGGCCATGGTCGTGGGCGCGGTGTGTGTGGAGCAGGCCCCGCTGGTGAGCTTCGCCGCTATGGGCGTGAGTGGCTGGATTGTCTATCGGCTGAACAAAGGAGAGAAAGGAGGCCAGGCATGACAAAGGAAGAGTACATGCAGCGGACGCAGGAGCTTCGCGCCAAGCGCGAGGCCAACACAGTTGCGTGGGTCAGCTACCAGCAGGACCTGCTCCAGGCCTACTACGACGAGAAGAACGGCATCGAGGAGGACTACCGCCGCCGCAAGCAGCAGGCCACGATGCGCTACTACCAGAACATGTCCACTGCGAAAGCGGCATACAACAAGCGAGACCGCGAGCTCTACGACCAGGTGGTTATCCTGCAGACCGAGTACCAACAAAGCAAGGAAGGAGGCGAGCGATGAACGTGGCAACGAAAGAGTTCCTGACAAGGATGGTCAACGCGGAACCTAAGAAAGGAATGGTAGTCTGTGTGAAGATGGAAGATGCACTTGGGAAGGATATAATGGCAATCAACAGCGAAGTCGAAAGGAACACCTTTGCGCTCGTCAAGATGCTGGTCACGGCGATGTCAAGAAGCAAGGAACTTGAAACTGTCATACGGGCAGCAGCCTACTCCTTTGAATACGTCACGGTGGAAGCAATCAAGATACCTGCTGCGCCTAATAAGGAGGAAGGAGGCAAGGCATGAGTAAGTTATTATTGGACGGCAAGGCCGTGGCCCTGCTTGGCGACTTCTGCGATACCGACACCCTGCAGAACCGCATCGAGCTGATCGACGATGTGAAGGACCGCCTGCTCATGCAGCTCGGCGACAGTGAGAACGACGAAGAGCGCAAGACGCTCACCGACTGGATGATCAGCCTGTCGGACATGAAAGAGGACCTAAAAAAGATAAGGAGGGCACAACAATGAACAAGGACTTGAAGCAGTTCCTCGACTGGCTGAAGGAAAACGACCGCACCGAGGAAGAGAAGATGCAGTGCAAGCTGCTCGATGAGTACATGAAGACGCGCGACAACCTGCCCGGCAAGGGCGTGACGGGTGCGCCGCTTGTGTCGGACCCGAAGACATCGGATGAGATTGCGGGCGACCTGCGGCCGATGTACTATATGGAAATACGCGTCATTGCCAACTACATGTTCATGCACGAGTTCGGCACCACCACCGTCGAGGACGGCACGGTGAAATGGGCCATCTGGCGCGACATGGACTTCCGGGTTTAGGAGACATTTTTTAACCATAATCCTTATGGGGGGTACTGACCGTGAGGCCGGTGCCCCTTTGTATTTTTTTCCTGCCAATTTACAGGTTATCTTTGCGGTATGAAAGAGAAGCAGAGAAGCATCCATTTCAGCGAGATGCAGCGATACCTCGATCTCGCCTATCAGCGCAAGCAGACGGTGAACATCAAAGCCTTCCGCAGTGATGGCCACTTGGTGGAGTACCGCGGATGGCTCATTCATCACCAGTATTGGAGGGGCGGCTACATGCGCATCATCAATCCTGTGAGCCATCAGATAAGGCAGATACCCGAAATATTCATATTGGAAGTTAACGGAATGAAAGTATATCTATGAACAATAAAGACTTGGAACTCGTACAGACCGGGCAGAACGGCGGCGTGCAGCATTTCCGCATCATGCCCCAGGGCGTGATTACGACATCGGCCTATAACTCCGTCGCCTCGGAGTATGGCGCGGACAGCAGCGACGTCTTCGATGAGGACGACGGCCTGGTGAACGTCAAGCCCCTTTCCATCGGCGGAAAGGGCTACCAGTATGTACCCTTCGGCATTGACGACATGCTGCCCCACACCATCCGCAAGTATGTGCTCGACAACATGATCACCGCCCAGTGCCAGCAGTTCAACACCATCTGCTGCTACGGTCAGGGGCTGCGCTTCGTCGACAGGAAGGAGAAGAAAGATGTCGATGACCCCGATATCCGCGACTTCTGCCTCAGGAACTCTCTGCAGGAGTGCTTCGCCGAGCAGTGTACCGACATGCAGATGTACAACTTCTCCGTCACTTGCATCATCCTCACCCGTGACGGCTCGCAGATAGCCCAGGTACGCCACAAGGAGGCGTGCTACTGCCGCTTCGAGTACGCCCCCTCCACCGTGTCGGGCAAGATAGAGCACGTCTTCTTCGGCGACTTCCGTGTCGGCCACTTCAACGAGAAGCGTATCGAGGCCATCCCTCTGCTCGACTACTGGGATCCCCTCGGCGACCTTGAGGTGCGCATGGGAAAGCGTCCAGACCCTGCCACGGGACTTATCCATAACAAGCCCACCAAGGACCGCAAGTTCGCCATCCTCTCACGCATGGCCACGCCGGGCTATCAGTACTATCCCGTGCCCTACTATTCGAGCATCTTCCGCGACTCGTGGTACGACATCTACCGCCTGATAGGCATCGGCAAGCGGTTCATGATCAAGAACACTAGTGCGCCGCGTGTACAGATTGAGGTACACGAGGAATACTGGGACAACGTGTGCGACAACGAGAACATCGAAGACCCGGTCAAGCGCGAGGAGCGCAAGAAGCAGGAACGGCAGAACATCGTCGACTTCGTGTGTGGCGTGGAGAATGCCGGCAAGGCCCTCATCACCGGGTACTACATCGACCCTAACGGCAAGGAAAACCGCATGGTGCGCATCGTCAACCTCAACGACCCGTCGAAGAAAGAGGGCGGCAACTGGAGCGACGACATGCAGGAGGCCGCCAATGCTCTCTGCTTTGCCTACGGCGTGCATCCCAACCTCGTGGGAGCCACGCCCGGCAAGAGCCAGATGAACAACTCTGGCTCTGATAAACGAGAGCTCTTCACCCTCAAACAAGCATTGGAGAAGCCCTACCACGATGTGATGACCAAGCCCTACCACGTCATCCTGCATTACAACGGCTGGTCAGAGCGGTGTACCGTCGATGTGCCGATGCTCATGCTCACCACCCTCGATGAGAATAAGGATGCCAAGAAAGTTAGTGGAAACTCAAACTCAGACGACAATGGAGATAACAATAACCAAGAGTGATTTCGAACAGGCACTGCCCGTCGGAGCCGCTTCCAACGACAGCGTATATGAGAGCGTAAAGCCAGCTATCGCACGTCAGCTTTCCTTCAGCAATGATGCCCTGCTCGGTGTGGCCGGCATGAAGCATATGGAAGAGCTTGGCGAGGACTCAACACTCGTCAACTGGTACAAGCAGCTCGTGTGCCTGTCGGCTTTCCTCAGTGTGCTGCGCCAGCTCGACCTCGTGCTCACGCCAACCGGCTTCGGTGTGGTGAGCAACGACAACCTCGCTCCGGCAAGCAAGCAGCGCGTCGATGCTCTGGAGGGAGAGCTGCGCACACAGTACCACAAAACGCTGGCCATGACGCTCAACCTACTGCGCAGCGAGAACTGGGGAGCCACCGAGCAAGCCCGCCACTTCATTGACCATCTCTACGACGAATACACCTTCTTCTTCGAGACCCACCAGAACGCTTCGGCTACCGACTGGGATAGCTACCAGCAGACCATCGAGGAAGCCGAGGAGATGCTGCGCACAAAGATGGGCGACCGCCAGATGGACGACATCCTCGATGCCTTCCGCCGTAATGACCCCAACAGGCTGGAGCCTTACCGCGAGATGATGAGTCTCATCGTGAAGTTCACCGACACCTGGGCAGTGAAAAGCCTGGGGACGCTCAAACAGCCCGTTTATCGCCGGCTGATGCGCATCCTCGACAGCAACGACAACAAAGAAACTTTCAAGCTCTACCGCGAAAGCATCGCTTATAAAGCCAACCACTATGAGCCATACCAGAACAGAAAGGACAGCGCAGGCTACGTCTTCAACGGATGAGAAGAACCGCACGGTGACTATCAACCTCACCGCGCCCACGTCGTGGCGAGAACTGAGCCAGGAGCAGCTGCGCATCGTCTTCGACCTCATGGCTATCGAAAATGAACCGACGGCCGTCAAGACGTACATGATGATATACTTCTGTGGTCTTCACGTCATCCGGCACACCCGCTTCGGCTGGAAGTTCTGGACGATGGTGGACGGCAAGAAGCGCGCCATCTATATCAAGACATCAGAGATGCAAAGCTTCATACACCAGTTTGATTTCATCGACCAATTGGAGGACATGGACTGTAGGTTGGATGCAGTCTGTGGCCTCCATGCGGCCGATGCTCTCTTACAGGATGGAGTCAGCTTCGAAGAATATCTCTACGCCGAGAAATATTACCAGAACTTCATCGCTGATAAGAATATGGAGTGGTTAGACAACGTGGCCATGTGGCTCTACCATGATAGGAATGGCAGGGCAGCCGGTCATGGTGATGCCGTTGACGATGACGGTAGAAAGGTTGATGAGGTTGTTCTCACTCCCGGAGAGCGTATTGGCACAATGCTTTGGTATGCCCATATTAAGCGCGTCATGGCCGATGCTTTTCCACACTTCCTCAAGAAGTCAACAGTAGAAGACGGAGAACCTGAGCATGTCAACTTCATAGAGCTGTACAATGTGCAGCTCCGTGCTTTAACGGGTGGCGACCCGACCAAGGAGAAGGAAGTTCTGTCGCTTAATTGCTGGCGTGCACTCACTGAGCTCGACGCAAAGGCACGTGAGGCGGAGGAACTGGAGAAGATACGCAACAAACAATGATATTTCACTGCAAATATTGTAGTCAAAATTTGCGGGTTTCAAATATTTTGCTTATTTTTGTAGCAGAAATAAAAAAGGTAACTATGATTATCGAGATGTTCTTCATATATGTCATGATTGTTTTGGTGACGGTCGTTATCAAGGCTGTCAGCAAGATCGGGCATAGCAGCTCTTCTGACATCACTTTTGACGATGTCAAGGAGCAAATAAGAAAGAACAGAGAAGAGACGGCAGAGTTGAAGGCAAAGATTAAAGCGGCTGGCCTTGACACCCTCTTACCGAAGAAAGCTAAATAGCGTATTTTCACAATAACATTATAAATGCTACTTTTGGAGTGAAATCTAAAAGTAGCATTTTTTATGGCAGACAAGACATCAACTTTTACCACCAAGATCTTTCTTAACGACCAACAGGCAAAAAGTAAGTTGGAAAGCTTGGAGAAGGATATAAAGAGACTGCGGGATGAACAGGAAGCGGCTGCAAAGGCTGGTGACTGGACGAAGTTTGAACAGGTTAAGAAAGACTTGAAACAAGCCAATAAAGAGATGGATGCCATGAAGACATCCGCTCAAAAGGTGTCTCATGTCCTCGACAACCTGAAGACATCATCGATAAAGGAAATCCGCCAGACGATGGGAGCCATCAACAAGGAGCTCAAGAGTGGAGCCGTAGAGCGGAATTCAAGGGAGTGGAAGTTCCTTAACGAACAGCTCAAGCGGTGTAAGCAGGAACTACAGCAAGTCAACAATGAGTCAAAGACGACCAAGAGTATTTGGTCGAGAGGCATGGATTTCCTTAATAAGAACTGGGGGGCGTTCACACAGATCCTCGGTTCTTTGACCGGGTTGTCTATCGCTATAAGAAAATCTGTATCCGACTTCGCTGATATGGATCAGGCCATGGTCAACGTACAAAAGTACACTGGCCAGACTAAGCAACAGGTAGAGGAGATGAATGAGGACTTTAAGACGATGAATACTCGCACACCTCGTGAACAGCTCAATGAACTTGCTGGCGCTGCCGGTCGTCTTGGTATCACCGCTAAGAAAAATATTGAGGATTTTGTTGATGCCGCGGATAAAATCAACGTGTCACTCGGAGATGATCTTGGCGAAGGAGCCGTGGACAAAATAGGCAAACTGGCTCAGGTCTTTGGCGAGGACAGGACAAAAGGACTCCGTGGTGCCATGCTTGCAACAGGTTCAGCAGTTAACGAGCTTGCTCAATCATCATCAGCTAATGCTGGATATATCGTAGACTTTGCCGCCGACCTTGCCGGAGTGGGCAGACAGGCAGGTATGTCTCAGCAGGAAATCATGGGTTTGGCCTCGGCTCTCGACCAGAACATGCAGGAAGAGAAGACCGCTGCCACAGTATTTTCACAGCTTATCACTAAGATGTATCAGGACCCGGCTAAGTTCGCCGCTATAGCTGGAATCAAGGTGAAGGAATTTTCTAAGCTTCTGAAAGAGGATGCCAACAAGGCGCTACTGGAGTTCATGCAGAGTATGCAAAATAAAGGAGGATTTGCCGATCTCGCCCCTATGTTCGAGAGTATGAACCTCGATGGTACGCGTGCCGTCGGAGTATTGTCGGCTGTTGCTACCCATCTGGATCAAGTAAAAGAGGCGCAGAATGTCGCCAACACAGCCTATGCAAATGGCACGAGCATTCTGCAGGAGTTCAATACGCAGAATTCTTCCGTTCAGGCGAAAATGGACATGGCAAAGAAACAGTTCAAAGAGGTAAGCATCGCCTTGGGACAGGAGCTGTTGCCTGTCGTCCAATATACCATTTCTACAAGCGGACTGATAGTGAAGGGACTATATACACTTATCAGCTATACTAAGCAGCATATCGGCACGCTTATAACACTAGCCAGTACAATAGCCATCGTTACCGCAGTGTATAATGCCGCTTATATCAAGGAAAAAGCACACGCTGCGTTGATGGTTATTGTCAATGGGCTTCATAAAGCCGAGACCTTTTTATTGAAGGCAAAAGTGACGGCAATCACAGCTGCTAAATTGGCCTATTATCTTCTTACAGGACAGATTAAGAAGGCTAAGGAAGCTATGTTGGCAATGCGAGCTGCCTCTATAACTAATCCTTATGCTGCACTCACGGCGGTAGTCTTGGCTTTAGGAGTTGCCATCTATAAGATAATATCGGCCATCAAAGCGCATAACAAGGCCATGCATGACAACTTGCTGTCTGTACGCCAAGCTCATGCTGCCGCACAGGATTTAAACGAAGCCATCAAGGAGAGGAACCAGTCAACAGCTGAAGAAAGGACGCGATTGGAAAGATTGACAAACATCATTAACTCCAACGTCTACTCATACAATGAGAAGAAAAACGCCATGATAGCCTTGGAGAAGATTGTTCCGGGGTATCACCGCAACTTGCGCAATGAGGCTTCGCTGACTGCTTCCAACAATCGGGCTCTTAAAGAATATGTGGAGCGGTTGAATGACGCTGCCATGGCACAAGCCTTATATAACCGAATGGTGGCTCTACAGGGAAAACAGTTCGACCTGCAAGAAGAAATTAGACGGCATGAAAACTCGAGGAAGGCGGTACAGGCAGAAATCAATCGCCATCCGGACAAATACAATGCCACGACCAATCAAGTCTATACTACAGGTTATGGCTCAGCTATGATCGGGCCGTCCATTCCAACCGAAGAAAACTATCAAAAGCACAAAGAGCTTCAGCAATGGGTAGATTTGACAAAGAAGGCCAGTGACAACCTGAAAGTCGTACAATACCAAATCAAGTCTATCAATGATTATATGAAGGCGAACAAGGGTGTCAGCAACGCATATAACAGGTTGGTGGAGAATGGCACTGGTAGCGGCGGTTCCGCGCCCGAATGGTCACTTTCAACTACGAGCTCTAACAAACCGTATGTTGACCCTAAGAAAGCAGCTAAAGCAGCAAAAGCAGCAGAAACGGCCAGAAATAAAGCCGAAGCAGCTGCCAAGAAGCATGAAAATGAAATGAAGGCGGCAACACGCAAGGCTTACCAGGATGAGATAAAAGCCGCCAAAGGTAAGACCGATGAAGAGCAAGCTCAGAACATAATGGCCTACTCTCAGGGCAAAAAGAAATACTCCGAATATCTCAACGACCAGCACGACATTGCTATCAAGGGGTATAAAGCTTTGGAGGCCATCTATAAGAAATACGGGACAGACTATGGCCAGTGGCAAGATGAGATAGCTAAGGAGGGACAGAAAAAGCAGGAAGACCATCAAAAGGCATTGCTCTCTGACGTTGAGATAAATCATCAGCGTGCAATATATGCTGCTAATGAAGACTTCAATGATCCGAATTCGGAAATATATCATAATGAAGAGGCATTGAACGAAAGATTGTTTGAGATTGATATGGCTGCACTCGCAGACAGGACTGCGGTGCTACAGGAAGGCTCGCAAGAATGGCTGGACTCTAAGGCTGAGATGACACAGAAGGAAGAGGAACATGAACTCTACCTGCAACAGCACTATTCCGAACTTCTCTCTCAGTATCGCGAGCAATGGGGGCGGAAAGATGCGAAGGAACAGGAGCGCATTACGCTCGACGGCCTTGACACACTGCATGAAAAAGGCATCATCAAGGAGCAGGAATACCAAGAGATGCTCCGCAATATCAAACTCCACTATGCTTTGGAAGAAAGCCAGAACAATCTGAACAACTCCAAGGGTGAGCAGTTCAAACGCAATGCGGACACGGCTTATCAAACAGCATCAAACAATGCCAAGGCTGACTATCAGAATGAGCATCCTACGGGTACCGGCGTGGGCGACTATTATACCTCGGACGTAACCATATACGCCTCGACGCTGACCAACATCAAGAAGATGGAACAGCAGGGCATTGTTACTCACCAAGAGGCTATGGCCGCCATGTCCCAGGCCACATCTGATATGTGTCAAGGCATGGCCGCGAAGATGCAGGCTGCCTACGATGCCATCTCTCCCATCATGTCGGCCATGTCCTCATACTACTCAGCGCAATCGGACTACGAGGTGACAGTCACGGAGAAGAAGTATGACAAGATGATAGAGAAGGCCGGCAACAACTCGGCTAAGAGCAAGAAGCTCGAAGAGAAGAAGCAGAAGGAGGTGGCCAAGATAAAGACGAAGTATGCCAAGAAACAGATGAAGATGGAGATAGGGCAGGCTATTGCGCAGACGGCCATGAGTGCCATCGCCGCCTACGGTTCTGCCATGAGCGGCGTGCCTTATCCTGCCAACCTCGTGCTTGCTCCTATCGCTGCCGGCATTGCCCTTGCAGCTGGTGCCATACAGATTGCCACCATCAAGAAACAGCAGCAGGCACAGGAGGCCGGCTATTACGAGGGCGGCTTCACAGGTGGCAATCGCTACCACCGAGAGGCCGGAGTGGTACACGAAGGTGAGTTTGTGGCCAACCACAACACCGTGAACAACCCGCAGCTGCTTCCTGCTCTACGGCTCATCGACGTGGCACAGCGCAACAATACCGTCGGACGACTCACTGCTGCGGATGTGTCCCGTGCAATGGGCACCGGTGGAGCTACCGTGGTGTCGGCTCCCACCGTCAACGTACAGACCGACAACAGCGAGCTGGCTGCTACCTTGCAGCAGGCACAGGACACATTGGAGAAAATCGGCTCTCTCCTCGACGGTGGCATCACGGCCAACGTGTCGATGGAAGACTTCAAGAAACAGGAGAAGCACTGGGATAACATTCAAAACAACAAATAGAGATGATAGTATGCACACTCAACGGTAAGATGGCCTACCCGTCATCTTCGGACAAAATAAAGGTGACGTACGAGAACCAGTATGTCAAGGACTCTGGCTCATACACCTACGATATCACGTTCCCGATGGATATCGCGGCCAACCGCAAGATCTTCGGCAACGTGCAGCGCATCGACGTGAAAAAAGCCATTGCCGACTTCGAGACGTGCCGACTGTATGCCGGCAACCGTCTCGTTATGTCTGGCAAGGGCACCGTCACTTCCATCACCCCAGAGAAAGTGAAGGTGCAGATAGTGGGCGGCAAGAGCCGTATCAAGTACAACTCGAAATTCGAGAAGCACTTCATCGACGAGATCGAGTATCCCACGGTCATCCTCGACAGCGGCGTTGACATGGCCACCACGCAAAACTTCGGCTATTCTGTTCCGTTCTCGATGGAAGACAAGAATGTCTTTCTTCCCATCGATCTCACAAAATCCAATTTTGTCGGGCAGAAAGGCGTAGCGGTGCTTGCGCCTGTCAACGACGAGACCAACGACGTACAGGCCAACCGCGTGATGGCCATGAAAGGGACAACGTTGAAAATCAATGGCCATAAACTAAAGGGCGACTTCCGCATAATGACAAATCTTGCCCTTCAGCCATACCTTTTCTACATTCTAAGGAAGGTGATGGAATATGAGGGATATACTATCGTGAAGAATGACTTCGATAAGGATCCTTGGAACCGGCTGATCATTGTCTCTGCCTGCAAGTCGAGGAAGATAAAGGACGCTTTGCCTCATTGGACAGTGTATAAGTTCATCGATGAGCTGCGCAAATTCTTCAATGCCTCTTTCGTCTTCGATGAAGTGGCTAAAACCGTGCGCATCTCTGCTACCAACGAACTGCTGACCAACGACACGGTAACTTATGAGTGCGAGGATGACTTCTCGGTGGAGCATGATGACGACGGACTGGATAACCTCGTCACGTCGAACATAGAGTATAACTTTGACGATGCCGCCAACCGCGACTGGCGCGAGTATATCTCGCAATCAGTATTCAAACAATACAAGACAAAGGAATATGCTACAGTAGCAGAGCTAAACACGGCAGCTGAGAAGATGACCGACCGCGAGCGCCGGACCACTATCTTCAAGGTTGGCCATATCTATTATATCTGGGCCGAGCTCCCTAAAGACGGCAACCCGGAGAACAAGGAGACGGAATGGCGACGGACGGCATGCGGCTACTTCAACCCTATCATCCGGGATATCAACAGCGACAGCTCGCAACAGTTGAATATCTGTCCGGCAGCCATGTATCAGCGACGAAACTTTGACGGCGATAACAAGCAAAAGAAGTTCTTTGAATCTTTGTTCGACAGAATGGGTGACCGTTGGATCGTCGTGCCGTCCGTTACCAATGAGAAGGAGGCTTCGGTGGAAGATATGGAAGTGGATGATGACGGCAACTATTACATCACCGTACAGGATGCGATGGAAGGGACATCCAATGAAAGCACCACATCAGAGGACAGTGACGACACGCGAATGCCAGTGGCGTTTCAGGCCAACTGCGTCGTCAACAGGGTGAGCCATGCCGCCGTAGTCTGTAGTGATCGGCTGACCAACGAAGATACGGATTACCGTGCGCCTGTGCTCTACACCGACTATAGGTTTTATCCGGATTACGTCGTGTCAAAAGAAAGAGGGTCGTTGTCCCTCGAATACACGCCTGCCAATATCGGCCGGACGTTCGGTAACGGCAACCGGACGTTTGGGAACTTAGGCAGGGATGACAACAACAGCCGCTTTAAGACAACCCCTGTAGATGCACACGACCTCATCACTTTCAAGTTCGTCACCGACGAAATACCCGATCCGTCGAAAATCTTCATCTTCCATAATAAGCGGCATATCTGCCAGAAGATAGAGATGAACGTCACTGATGACGGCATCGACAAGGAGAAGACCGGCTACTTCTGCGAGATACTTTGATCTCCTTTCATAATATATATTTTTCAATTTTGTTTTTTCAAGGGGAGCGGTGAGTGATTCATAGTTCCCCTTTAAAGAGTTTGGACACTCTAAAGCTCGTCCTCGTAATCGAGAATGGCTTTATTGATCTTGTCTACATTGGTGGGTGTGTACATATCGGTGATGGATATCGACGAATGCCTTGCCTGATCTCTGACAGACAGTACGTCCATATTACTCTTCAGCATGTTCGTTATGCCTGTATCCTTCAGACTGTAGAATTTGAGCTCGGCAGGCAAACCAAGGTCTTTTCTCACATGTCTGTTCCAGTAATCTCTGAACTGTTTCTCGCTGCACCTCTCCTCACCTGGTTTGAAATCATTGGAAAAGAGATAATAGGAGGACGGTTCGGAGAGCACCCTAAGCTCAATCATAAGGGCCATCACTTTCTTTGGAACAGTCAGTACGGCACTCTTACGGTTCTTAGTACCGTTGCCATGCAATGTCAGCGCACTGCTCTTGGCACTAATATCACCAACACGCAGAAAAGACATCTCCCTGGGACGGACAAAAAGGTAATGCAGGAAATAACAGGCCAGCAGGAAGTATTTGTTGTTGCTCTCGAGATAGGAGTGAACCCGCTTCAGGTCGTAGTCATCAATGGTTGTCCTGTTCTTGTCTCGGTTCCTTTTGTTGACAAGCACCAGACCAGCGGTCGGATTCTCATTGACGAACCCTCGCTGCAACAGCCATGAGCAAAAGGTTCTGAGCCAGGCAAGGTAGTTGTTTCTGGTCTGTATGGAATTTCCTCTGTCGATGAAGACATAATCAAGAAACTTAGAAATCAGTTGTTTGTCAAGTTGAAAGACATACTTGACACTCTTCGCGGCCCACTCCTCGAAGATCTTCATGTAAGAACAGTATGAGACAAAAGACTCCTCCCTCAGACTTCCTTCCTTGGTCAGTCTTGCAATATAGGTCTTATAATCCTGGCAGACTACATCAAAATTGGTATATTCGGCAGTTTTATTCGAATCCATCCAAGGATTCCATCCTCCAAGCAGCTTTTCCGTCAGACGTTGGATAATGCCGTCGGCATATTCCCGCTGCGCTCTCCTGCCCTTAATACGCCCTACCATGATTTTCTTTCGCTTCATCTTGCCAGTAAGAGGGTCATAGGCCATGAAGTCGACATAACTCTCCTTACCGAGATGAAGCCGAGGTGGAGTCCATTTCTTTATTTCCGCGATTGCGTCGTTTTTTGAAAAATTATTTTTTTTAACCAT